AGGCGCACGGCTTGAGCGCGGTTGTGTCGCCGGTGGCGGTGACATGCCTGGTGTAGTGCTGAGCCATGGTGCGGGCGTCGGATACTGCGCGACATGCAGCCGCGCGCTCGGCCTGGGTAGTGGTCATGATGCAGCCTCCTCGTGGGGAATAACCGGCACGACCCTGATGTGAGTTGTGACGGTCTTGAGAACGTGGGACACGGGCACCATCGCATAGATGGTAGTACAGACCCTTCGATGAGAGTCACATAACCGGCTCTCTGCGATGCGCTCAGCCTCTTCTTGCGTGCCACACACCACCGGGTACCCGGTGGTGTCCTCCTCGTGGTACGCGTACTTGGTGTTTGGTGGAAAGTTCATTTCGGTTTCCCTCCTTTGGGCGTCGTGACCTTCGACACCCAGCTTGGGCTCACTCCGCATTCTGCGGCGATTTGAGCCTGTGTCCAGTCCTGGTGCGCCGCACGTGCGGCGATGATTGCGCCGCGTTTCCCTGCCGTGCTGCGCCGGGCGCGGTAGGCCGCCAACGTGACGCGGTGTCGCATGGTGTCTACGTCGGCGGCGCCGAATTGCAGGACGGTCCATCCGGCGAATCGGGTCCGCTCGCCGACTCCAAGCTGTTTTGACAGCTGGTAGACTCGGGACCGGGTGACGCCGAGAATAGCGGCGACCTTGAGAACGCCGAGCCTCTTGGGCTGTTTCATTTGTGCGTCTCCTGCAACCTGCCTGTTGGCGTCAGGTATTACGGGTGGTGGCTGGGGCTACACCGTCGATGCTTGTAGCCTACCGTGTGCCCATCGAGGATTTTTGCTTCGACGAGCCGTCCAGCATGCGCGTCACCTCCGCAAACGCAGCAATGCGTCAGTGGGTTTCGGCACTCTGTGTTCCATGGGCAGTCCATCCCCACGGGGGGAGGGCCAGGGTTGGCCGGGGTTGCGGGAGTGCGAGAGATCAGAGGGAGAAGGTTCATCCAATTGGATTGGTGCTCAAGATACACAATTGTTTTCATCTTTGGTTTCTTTTCCCCTGCCTGTCCCGGCGGCGCCGGGGTCAGGTCCTATGGGGTGCGGGGCCGGGGTTGTGACCGGCCCTTCCGGGTTACCCCCCTACTGGGTAGGGGGTCACTCGCCTATGGGACAGCGTGGGCGAGCGGATGGATGACGCACCACGTCCCGGGATACCGCCTGGCGGTGTTTGTCAGGTGCTCGCCTCCCAGTGTGCGGAGGTTGGCTACGCTGGACTCATCGATCTCGATCGCGTAACGCGTAATGCCGTCGTGGGGAACCCGGCCATGCCAGCAGGCGGAGCTCTTAGGCATATAGCGTATAGCGTCAATTCGTTTCGTTGCGCCGGTGATGGCGTTCACCACCGGATGACCTCCCGAAGTTTTCATTGGCTTATCTCCCCTGCCCGCGTACGATGCCCACAGGCGGGCGTCCCTGGCCGGGAGTGGTCGTATCCGTCGCTGTGCCTGGACTCGCTGCGGGTGAGACTCGGAGCGTCGTTTCCTGGGCGCGTCCCGCCGTGTCTGTGACTGTCCCCGACCGACTCCCTACAGCACCCATACTACACGCCTAGTGCACGCATGTCAATAGAACACACAAAGCTGATATGTAGAACAAATTGTGAAGATGTTCGAGCGACACGAAGGAAGTCGCGGGAAGAGGAAGAGATTGACGCGCACGCGCGAGTGAGCGTACCATGAGGGCGTATCGCCCAATCCACGCAACCCCCGTCAGGCGCGAGCCGACACGGGGACGCCGCCGCAGGTCCCCGACCCCTCGGCGCGCAGCGGGACCGACTCGGACCCCTAGAGGCCTAGGCCGAGAAAAAGGCCGATCATACGGCCTGATGGGCCCCCCTACCTTGTAGAGCCCTTCTTACCCAACACACTCTTCGAGGACACGTACTATTTCTACACGACGTACTATTAAGGGCCTAATCAAGGCACGCGTGCACCCGTGACCGACCAACCACTGGAACCTACGCCTCGTAGCTGGCGGCCCGGCTGGCGTCGTCGTGTACGGCCTCCGGGGACCTCTCCCGACGGTGCGCCGGTGATGCCGGTGATGCCGACGGTGACGGAGCTACGGCGGTCGATGGTGCTGCCGGGCCCCAGGTCGGAGCGGGAGGTAGCCGTTGCCGAGTACGCGTCGCGGGCGACGCGGGATTACGTCGTGGGAGTCCTGGTCGAGGCTACCGACGCGGCGCTCGCCCACCGGCGGTACGGGGACGCCATCCGGGGTGCAGCCGAGCTGGGCCACATACTCGGACTCTACCAGCCGGACGACACATCCGACGCGGCGCAGGTGCTGGACGCCCTGCGCACCATGGCTCAGGGGAGAATGACGGGCGAAGTCGCTGAGCCCATGATTGAGGATAAGAGGGAGCCCCCACCTACCGTCACCTACTCCATCACCCCTCCAGACCCAGACCCCACTCCCACCGGGTAGGGCTTAGCGCGCGCGTGGAGGATAATAAGGATACCCTTCCGACTTTAGGGGAGGTGGACGAATGTATTTCCGGCTTTGGTGGGAGAAAGAAGGTGGGAGTCGCCGAGCCCATGATTGAGGGAGAGATTGGGGGTGATGGAAAGAGATGGGAGTAAAGGGAGTAGACGCATTGCGGGGGGTATTGAGTGGATTTGGGATAGAGTTTTACGAAGGAGGGGAGCATGAATGTGAGAGGCACGAGTACGATGAATGGCCTGGGCAGTGGGAGGTAATAAGTAGTCCATACAGATTTGTGATATTGGCTGGGGGTGAGCAAGGGGGGAAGAGTGTGATATTGGCTGGTCGGATATTGAGGGACATATTGAAGGCGGAGAAGGGGAGCAGGGCGAGGCTATACTGGTTGGTGGGGGCGAACTATCAGGAAACGGAGAGAGAATTTGGGTATTTGGGGGAGTGGTTGGGGAAGTTGGCGTTATTGGGGAAGGATTCGCCGACGAAGAGAGTAGACCCTGGGGAGATCAGGTTAAAGGATGGGACTCGGATAGTAACGAAGAGTGATCAGGACCCGAGGACGGCGTACACGAGGGAAGCGCCGGACGGGATAGCGGTATGTGAGGCGTCGTTACTGGGGGCGGCGTCGATAGAGCGATTGAGGGCGAGGGCGGCGCCTGGGGGAGGGTGGATGATGTTGGCGGGGACATTTGAGGTAGGGTCTGGGACATATCAAACGTTATACACGAGTTGGGCGTCTGGGTGGGAGGACAAGAAGAGTTACAGGATACCGAGTTGGGCGAACGTGCATTTGTACAAAGGAGGGAGGCACGACCCTGAGATACTGGCATATGAGGCAGACGCATCGGAAGACGGGTTTATGGAGCGGATTGCGGGGAAGCCGGTGCCGCCGAAGGGGTTGGTATTCAGCGAGTTTCGGAAGCCGGTGCATGTAAGGCCGGTGGAGTACCGGGAGGGGTTGCCGGTATGGATAGGGATTGACCCTGGGATACGTTCGGCATACGCTGTAAGCGTGTACCAGCAGCAAGGGGGATGGGAAGCGGGGATAGACGAGGTATACGAGAGGGACCTTGGGACGCCGGAGATCATCGAGATATGTCAGAACCGGCCATGGTGGAAGGACGTGAAGGATGGAGTAATCGACATATCGGCGAAGAAGAGGGAGATAGTAGGGCCGGAGACGGTGCATGATGTATGGTTGAAGAAGACTGGAATATACCTTCGGGCGAACAGAGTTCCGATACACACAGGGACGGAGAGATTGAAGAGTTTGTTGAAGCCTCATCCGGTGACGGGGAAGCCGGGGGTTGTATGGAATCAGAGGTGCAGGGGGATTCTGAGTGAGTTTGGGGCGGAGCCCAACCCGATAGACGGGGAGTTGAGGCCTTACAGGTGGAAGCTGGACAAAGATGGGGCGAGGGTAGGTGGGGAGCCTGAGGACCTGTACAACCATGCAGTGAAGGCGAGTATCTACTTGTTCACGCACAAATATGGGTCCCCGCATCTGAGAGGGGACAAGTTCTTCAAGGTTGTAAGGTATTGAAGAGAATGAAGGGCGAGGTCGCGAGCCCATGATTGAGGAACAGAGAATGAAGGGCGAAGTCGCTGAGCCCATGATTGAGGAACAGAGAATACATCGGACGCCTGAAGAGATCATGCAGCTTGTGGACCGCAAACAGGGCGAGGCATCCGAGTTGCGTACTCGAATGGAAGAGGACTATGCCCTCTATACCCTCCAGCCCTTCGTAGAGATTGACCAGGAAGGCCGGCCGGTAAAGGGATTCTTGTCATACACGTCGAATGAGCCGCAGGTATTTGCGGACCGCATCAAGGCATGGATCAGCGCATCGAGGCTGATAGTGCGTATTCCGATGGAAAATAAGAAAAGGCAAGAGCGCGCCGAGGACGCCTTGATGGAGAAGTTCGTCACGGGTGTGCTTAACGTCGTCGATGAGCGACTGGAATCGCGTCAGCAGGGGAATCTCAGAGGGCAGCTGGCGTGGTACAACGTCATCAGAGGGTACATGGCGGCGCGAGCCGTCATGTACAAAGACCCGACAGACGAGTTTACCACGATCATAGACGTGCAGCCGTGGGACCCTATAGATACGACCTGGCAGACTGGACGAGACGGCCTCTTGTGGGCGTGCCGCACCGTGGATATGACGGCGGAGGAGATCATTGCCGAATGGGACGTTTCATATGACGACCTCGGAGTAGCGGAGCCGTCCGGCGACACACTATTCAGAGTCTACGACTACTTTGACGCCAAAGAGAACATCGTCTTCACAAACAGCATCATACTCAAGCCGTGGACGCTTCACGGCGATGAACAGACGCCGGTCGTCATAAAGGCGGTTGGAGACGACCCTGTAATACACCGGAAGGATACACCGAACCCGCTGCTGCACGTCGGAGAATCGGTTTTCAAGTCTCTCAGAGACGTGTACAGGCGGCATAACCTGCTCATGAGCATCTATCTTGAGTTGGTGGCTCGTCAGCGAGACCCGTCGTTCAAGGTGTTCTCACAAGACGGGTCAAAAGAGTTGAAAGAGAACCCTTATATAAGGCGCAGCGGAGTAAACCTTGCCGTTGGGGAGGAAATCAAGCCGTTCGAGTCCGTCGAGACCACCAAGGATGCAGCCATTCTGACCGGACTCGTCAGCGGCGAAATGCAACGTGGTTCTCTGCCGCACAGCATCTATGGAGAACTCCAGCAGGCCCTATCGGGGTTTGCAATCAAGACGTTGCGCC